TGCGGGTGTTTCGGGGGTATTTCAGGGGTGTTTCGATGTGTTTCGTTAGTCGGATTCGAAAGTCACTGACCCGAAATAGGGGTTTTGAGGGATGCCTACCGTAAATTCAGAGATCAGGCGCATTTTGAAGGAGAAGGACCAGGCGATCAAGACGGGGACGCGGGCGATGCTCGATGTGCTTAAAGAACTCCAGAGGCAGACCCTCGATGAGATCGGGCGAGCGGCCATCACCGAATGGGACGCCTATCATTTAAAAGAGATGCTCAACTCAATCGAGCATCAGATCGACAATTTCTCTGCGAAGGGGAAGGCCGAGGCGGACGGACTTCTTGAGGAGAGCTGGGGCATGGGAAGAAACCTGGTCGATATTCCACTGGCCGAGGCCGGGATCTATACCGGATTTCGCCTTTCGACCTCGGTTCTCGATACGCTCAAGGATTTTACATTTCATAAGATCGAAGGATTATCAGAAGCCGCCTGGGACAAGATCCGGGGGGAGCTCACCCTGGGAGTGATGGGAGGGAAAACCCCGCAAGAAGTGGCAAAGGCAATCGGAAAGAATTTGACAGATCCATCTATTTTCACGTCGATTGCCCACAGAGCAGAGGTCATTACACAGACAGAGATGGGCCGGGTCTTCTCAACGGCCACTGAGCTCAGGATGGAGGAGGCAGCGGATCATGTTGACGGCCTTGAAAAGATGTGGCGCCACGTCGGGCACCCGAAAGTGCCGAGGTCATCTCATCTTGCGGCCGATGGCCAGCATGTGCCCGTGAATGAATCCTTTAATATAGGCGGCGTGCAGATGATGTATCCGCGCGACCCTGGTGCACCGATCGAAGAGACGATCAATTGCGGATGCGACCATATTCCTTTTCACGCCAGTTGGGCATGAAAAGCGAATATCACGAATGGAAAAGACACGAATGACACGAATTAAAAAACACGAATATAGCGAATGGTCTTATTCGTGTAATTCGAGTTTCTTATTCGTGTAATTCAACTAAAAAAAAGGAGGTATTAAAAATGGTTGAGAGAAAATTTGATCCAAAGTGGCTGGAAGGACTGGTTTTTCACTATGCCGACAAGAAAATGGTCGAGAAGAATGGTCGAAAGACCCTGCAGGCAATTGCCATGCAGAGGCCTCTCAAGGAAGAGGACATCCTGAATTGGAAGGATTATGAAGACAGGGTCGTCATCGCGACCAATGACGGGAAAAAATACACCGTCAAGAAAAAGGGCGCCGGCAACGCGGACCCCAAAGAGCCCAAGAAGTAATAACGCATAGGGCATAGCGCATAGAGCATAGCGTTAAAATCTTTTGCGCTTTGCGCTCTGCGCTTAGCGCTCTGCAGTTAGGCAGGAGGAAAGGTTTATGGAAAAGATCACATCCGCCATGAGCTTCAGGGAGATCCAGCGTGTGCTGTGCAACATATTGATAGGGACCTATCCCCAGATGCGCGGCGATATCGCCGACGTTTATCAAGACCACTGCGTAATCTCCGATGGGGAGAATAACCTTTTTGAGCTGCCCTATACGATCGATGAAAACGGAGCGGTCACGTTTGGTGAGATGGTAAAAGTTCGAAAGCAAGTTGATTACGTGAAGATTGTAGCGACTGCGGAGCTTTTGGCGCCCGTCGGCAAAGAAAACAGTCCCGATTATGGCTACAAGTGGCCCGTTCAGATTGTCGAGGCCGGACCCGATAAACAAAACGGGGCTATTTATCCTTACGAAGCACTGCGCGCCGCAATCCCCTTATATGAGGGGGCCAGGGTTTTCGCGCTCTCATATGCGCAGCATGATAATCCGGACAATCCATATGGCAAATCAGTGCGTGATATGGTCGGCTGGCTCTCGGAGGTCAGAGGTGATGGCCGGGCTCTCCAGGGGATGCTCAATATTTTGAAAAAGGCATCATGGCTCCGCGATATGGCGATCGACGCCTTCGGGCGTGGCAAGCCCGATTTGATTGGGCTGTCCCATGACATCATGGCCACGACAGAGCCGAGATCAGTTCCCCCAAAGGTGAGAGAGATCGTCCGGGTCGATTCGGTTGATGTGGTTTACAATCCCATCGCTGGTGGGAAATTTCTAAGAATGGCCGCGGCCGCGAGAGTGGCGGGCCAAAAGGAGGCTACTATGTTTAAAGAATTGTTGGCCGCGCTCAAGAGCAAGCGGCCGGATCTGAAGGAACAGATCGAAGCATTAGAGACAAAGGGAGATGCCGTCACCCAGGAGGAGATCACGACCCTCGTGGCTTCGGCCGTCGTCAAATTAGAAGAGGATCCTAAGGGAGATAAGATCAAGCAGGAGATCACCAACCTAATTGCCTCTCTCAGGGATGCCACCACGAACCAGGCCAAGGAGACTCTCGACAAGGCACAGAAGCTCTTTGAGGACACTCAAAAACTCCACGCCTGTGCGAATCTTCTCATCGTTGAGATTGGAGATTCCGGACTTCCTGATATTCTCAAGGGCCGGATCCGCAAGCAGTTCGAGGGAAAGGTCTTCGAAGAAGCGGCCCTCAAGGCAGCGATCAAGGAGGAAAAAGAGGTCGCGGATAAGCTCACGGGCTCCGGCGCCCCGAATGGCGTGGGCGGGCTTCGGATGGAAGTGGGGGAGGGAGAACCCGAGAAGCTCCAGGCCGGTCTGGATAAGCTTTTCGGCGTGGACGTTGATGAGAAATATAAGGATGTGCCCGCCTTTACCTCTCTTCGAACAGCTTATGTGCGGCTGACCGGAGATACGGAGATGAGAGGAATTCCAAGTCGCGAAGGCATGAAATTAGGAGAGGCATTCATGCAGATGATGCGTCTTCCGGCTGCATTTTCGTCAACGAGTTTTTCCTTCGCCCTCGGAAATGCCATGTACCGGCGGCTTATCAAGGAGTACAAGGCTGTTAATTATTTAGAGGAGGCTCTGATCTCCTATTACCGCAATGCGGAGAATTTCAAGACATTGGAGATCATTCAGGTCGGTTATTTCGGAGACGCACCCGATGTGAATCCTGAGAATAATGATTACCAGGAAGTCACCATGCCGACCGATGTCGAGGCGACCTATGCCCTCAACCAGAAAGGCCAGATTTTGACCATTACGCGAAAGGCCATGCTCAACGATGATCTAAAGACCATCGTTCAGCTCGTGGCCAAATTGGGTCGTGCATACAGAAGGACGCATGCAAAGCGCGCCTGGGCCAAGATCATCGACAATGCGACTTTCGACGGCGACTTAACCGCTCTTTTCGACGCGAGCCACGCCAATCTTGGCGCGACGATATTGACCAATGATGCGACCGGAGTAGGAATTCTTACGGCCGCACTCAAGGCGATGTATGCCCAGACCGAGCAGGACAGTGGCGAAGGTCTTGCCCTTGAGCCGAAGTATCTCTGGGTCCCCAGGGATCTTCTTGAAATCTCCCACGGATTGAATTCAGCCTGGCCGCTTACGGCCGGAGGCAACCCGCATGCAGGCCGATTCGGTGCGAATCATGAAAGGATCATCTGCCATCCGTTCTTCACCGATGTAAAGGATTGGGGATTGATTGCGGACGCGGCTGATGTAGAGCTTCTCGAGGCAGCCTATCTCAATGGGCGGCGGGAACCCGAGTTCTTCCTTGCTGACAATCCGACCGTGGGACAGATGTTCGTGGCGGACAAGATCCAGTACAAGGTCAGGCACGAATACGAATTCGAGATCGCTGACTATCGCGGCTTCTATAAGGCGATAGTGACCTGATAAATCACGAATGTAACGAATGATAGCGAATGGCACGAATAAAACATTCGCGTAATTCGGGCTCTTTATTCGTGCTATTCGTGTAATTCAAAAAAAGGAGGTTCAAAATGAAAAGTCTCAAGTTCAGAGGAAAAATGATTTTGGGAACGGCCGTAATCTTCCTCGTCGGCTTTGGTTTGCTTCTGGGCGGTCTTCAGCACAGGGCCGGACTCGACAGGGAAGTCATGGCCGCCGTGAGCAACCCGTCTCCAGCTTCTCCTGGATACATAATGGTGATACTGCCGATGAATGGTAACCACACAAGCAGTACCACAAATGCGATACGGTTTAAAATGCCTTGGCCTGCAACGCTACTCGGCGCATCGGCAATAGTGCGGACCTCCGGGGCCGCAGGAACGATGACGATCGACGTGACGGAAACGGGAACCACGGTATTAAGCGGCGCGATATCAGTAAATCCCACCACGGTGACCGAAGGGACGATTGCAGATTCCGCCATCGCCGATGAGGCGGTCATCGGGATTACTACAACCATCAGCAGTGCTGGCGCCATCTGGGTCGATCCGACGGTGCAGCTCAACTTTAAAAGGAAATAAGAGACAGAGGATCAAGGACAAAGGACTAAGGATCAAGGATTCGTTCCTTGGTCCTCGGTCCCCAGTCATTAAGGTAAGTGCAGATGCGATTTGTCAGAGCACCTAGAATAATACCAATCCTATTGATAATCGTGCTGCCTTTTTTCGTTCTGGCGAAAGATATCTTGCAGGCCCATCTAAATGGTCTTATCTTCTTTTCCCTCCTGGCGGCGATCCTTCTGCTACCGAACATGTGGCTCAAATTAATGGGTCTGCTGATCACGGCGTGGCTCGGTTATGCTTATTTGTTAAAATTCCTCGGACCGTTTCCCTCAGGACCTTTCATTGATGCAAGCCTGATCATCTTTTTTGGGTCCCTCCTTTATCTTTTTGTCTTCCATTCAAATCTGTCCCCTGCTTTCTATTTTGGCGCGATGTGTATTTCGGCATTGATTCAGGCATCCATCGCGATCTGTCAAAGGATGTGGTTCGATCCGGTTTCCGAAACCTTAGCTTATTTGGTCACAGTAACAGGGGTGCTGGATTTCTCGACGCCGGTTGGGACCCTCGGGAATACGAATTTTCTTGGAGCTTATCTGGCGATTTCTCTTCCCTTCTTCTTCAGACGAAAATGGGCATGGTTTCTTCCTATCATCGCCTATGGCCTTTACATTACGAACGCCCGAGCCGCTTGTGGTGCAGCGATTGTAGGGACAGGATTTTTCTTTTTGGGATGGAAGGGATTTTTCGGGGCCATTATTCCGGGTCTGGCATATATAACCGCCGTTGGAGGGCATTCCTGGGGCCAGTTAT